GTGAAAATAACAAGGCTGTCGGAAAATCAGAGGTTTGTTTTCAGATGGTGGACGGCACGGGAGCTTAGTGATTACGACGGGATAATCTGTGACGGTGCGGTCAGATCGGGCAAGACCTTTTGTTTGTCGGCGTCTTTTATGACATGGGCGATGACTAATTTTGACGAGTGCATTTTTGGGCTATGCTCAAAAACTATCGTGTCGCTGAAAAGGAATATCCTGCCTGCACTCAGGGGGTATATGAAAGCCATGGGCATGACGGCTGTGGAGGTCGCGTCAAAGAACTATATGGACGTGAGCTTTTGCGGTAGGAAAAACAGGTTTTACTATTTTGGCGGCAGGGATGAAGGCTCGCCCTCTCTTATCCAGGGCGTGACCCTTGCGGGGGTGCTTCTTGACGAGGCGGCACTTATGCCCAGAAGCTTTATAGAGCAGGCTGTGGCAAGGTGTTCGGTGGCGGGGAGCAAGCTGTGGTTCAACTGCAATCCTGACAATCCTTACCACTGGTTCAAGAAAGAGTGGATAGACAAGGCTGAGGAAAAACGGCTTATCTACAGACATTTTGTGCTGGAGGACAATCCGACCCTTGACAGGGCGGTGATAGAACGCTATCACAGGATATATACGGGAACGTTTTACGAGCGTTTTGTGCTTGGCAAATGGACGGCGGCAGAGGGGCTTGTTTACCCTATGTTCGACGAGGAGAAAAACGTCTTTGAGGGGGATATACAGTGCGAGAGATATGTAATAAGCTGTGATTATGGCACTGTAAATCCTTCAAGCTTCGGGCTTTGGGGCGAGAGTGGTGGAGTATGGTACAGGCTCAGGGAGTATTACTATGATTCTCGACGTGAAGGTATGCAGAAAACTGACGAGGAGCATTACAAGGGGCTTGAAGAGCTTGCCGACGGGCTTTGCATCGAAAAGGTCATTTGCGACCCCTCGGCGGCTTCGTTCATACAGTGCATACGCAGGCATGGAAAATTCACTGTCCAGCCTGCAAAGAACGACGTTGTTTCGGGTATCAGGCTTGTGTCGGACTGCATAAAGGACGGCAGGATAAGGATAAACCGCAGGTGTCGTGATACGCTTCGTGAGATAAATCTTTACCGCTGGGACGAAAAGGCAGGAAAGGACGCACCTGTGAAAGAGAACGATCACGCCATGGACGATATGAGATACTTTGCGGCAGAATGTCTGGGGCGTGAAAAGGATGACTTTTTTGTACTGACAGTTGAGCATTAGTACAAAAAAGCGTACAGAAAGAAAGGAGAGAAAATGAGTATTTTCAGAAAGAAGGTCCGTGAATTTGTGCCAAACACGGCAGGCTCTGACAGAGAGTCGGGGTTTCATTACAGGCTTGCGCCTGAGGGGGCTTTTCAGCAGGAGCTTTATGACGCACTGAGGGCGAACGTTCCTGTTATCGACGCTTGTTTCGGCAAGATAATAAGGCTCACAGGTGGCTTTAAGGTTACGGCTTGTGACGAGAGGGCGCAGGTGGAGCTTGACAGGTTTTGCAGAGAGGTTTCCGTGGGGGTGTCGGGAAAGTCCATTTACACTTTTGCGGATATGTATCTTGACTCGCTGCTTACATATGGCAAGGCGATAGGCAGGATATATGCAGATTACAGGACAGGAAAGGTCAAGGGGATATATGTTGGCGACCCGACTTTGTACAGAGTGCGTGAGGGCAGGAACGCTTTTGAAAAACGTATTTTTTACATGGGAAGCGGTGAGGAGATACCGGTAAGAAGTCCTGAAAAACTGCTTTACACTGCGCTCAATCCTAGTCCTAAGCACCCTGACGGAGTGTCCATACTCCGTGGATTGCCTGCGCTGAGCGAGATACTTATGCGAATTTACGAGTGCATGGGGCAGAACTTCGACAGGGTAGGAAATGTGCGCTATGCGGTGACTTATCACCCTGAGGGGGAGAGCGACAGGGCGAGAGCCAAGGAGCGTGCAGAGCAGATAGCTCAGGAATGGAGCAGAGGCATGAGGGCTTCACGAAACGGCTCGGTGCAGGATTTTGTGGCTGTGGGCGATGTTGATATCAAGGTCATAGGCGCTGACAATCAGATGATAGACACGGAGATACCTGTCAGACAGCTTATGGAACAGCTTGTAGCGAAGCTTTCAATACCACCGTTTTTGCTTGGGCTGAACTGGTCAACCACTGAGCGAATGTCTGCACAGCAATCGGATATTCTCACAAGCGAGCTTGAATATTACCGCAGACTGCTTGAACCTATACTCAGAGAGATATGCGAGGCGTTTTTAAGGCTTAACGGATATGCTTGTGGGGTGGAGATAGAGTGGGACAACATAAATCTTCAGGACGAGGAAGCGTTGGCGAAGTCAAGGCTTTACAATGCGCAGGCTAAGGCGGCGGAGCTTGAAAACGAAAGGGTAGAGAACGAGAGAAAAAAGGAGGAAATGCAATGAGCGAAACAGTATCAGGCGAGGAGCTTGAAAAGATAAACGTCTATGCGAGAGAGCCGCTCACGGAGGACAAGGTCTTTGTTTTCAGGGTGGCGCTTTGTGACAATGACATTGACAGAGATGGTGAAAAGTTTTCATCAGGCGCTTTGGAGAAGCTTGCGGAGCTTTTTAAGGGCAGAACGGGTATTTTCGACCATGACCCTAAAAGCTCAAAGCAGACTGCCAGAATATTCGACACTTGGGTGGAAACTCTGCCTGAGAAAACTACAACAGACGGAGAGGTCTACCGCAGGCTTATGGCAAAGGCTTACATGGTGCGAACTGCTTCTAACGGCGACCTTATAAGCGAGATCCAGGGCGGAATAAAGAAAGAGGTATCCGTTAGCTGCACCATGGGAAAGAAGCTTTGCTCTGTATGCGGAGCGGATATGTACAAGGGCGGCTGTGACCATGAAAAGGGCGGTGAATACGGCGGTAAGCTGTGTTATCACATTCTTGACGAGCCGCTTGACGCTTACGAGTGGTCGTTCGTGGCAGTGCCTGCACAGGTGAACGCAGGGGTAACGAAGCGTTTTGCTTTAAGGGAGAAGCAGGAAAGCACCGACAAGAGCTATGAGCTTGCCATTGCGAGGGAAGCTTTTGAAAAGGACGTTTTAAGGCTCAGTTATTTCTGCAAGCCTTTTATGAGTGCGAAGCGTGTGAAAGAACTTGCGGAGCTTATGACAGTTACGGAGCTTATTGACTTCCGTGGCAGGCTTGAAAAACAGGCGGCTGAGAACGAGGAGGTCTACAAAGCCGAAAGGGAGAGCTTTATCACGGGGGATTACAAGATGTAAGGGACAGATGTGAAAGGGGGCGATGACAATGTGGAGATAGGGGTTTAAATGCCAGAATGTGATATCATCACTGTAGGGGCGAACAGTGTTCACCCGAAAAGACAAATGGTTTTCGATGATACGAAAATCAGTACAAAAAATCGGACAAATTTAATTATCGAAAAGGAGAAAATAATATGTACAACAATATCAAACTTGAAAAGGGACTTTATTCTATCACAGGCAAGACATTCACACAGGCGCTGGCTGAGCTTGATCCTGACGCAAACTATGAGAACACCGAGCTTAAAGGTCTTGACGCTTTTGAAAGACAGCTCAAGCGTTTTGACATCAAGGTAAAGGGTGCAAATTCTGACAAGGTGGAGAAATTCTTCATTTCCACTGAATCGGCAGTGCTTTTCCCTGAGTACATAAGACGCACTGTCAAGCAGGGCATGGACGAGGCTTCTATCATGGGCAAGGTAGCGGCGGCTGTTTCATACACTGACGGAGTGGATTTCAGAGGTCTGAACGTTACAAAGTCAGGTTCAACTGACGTTGTGGCAGAGGGTGGAAATGTGCCTATCACAACTGTCAGACTTAGCACCTCCAGTAAGACTCTCACAAAGTTTGCAAGACGTCTTAACTGTTCTTTTGAGTCTGTAAGGAAGCAGAAGCTTGAGGCTTTCGGCGTGGTGCTGAGAAACCTTGGAGCGACTATAAGCAGAGATGTGAACAGTCTTGCTATGACTGAGATAACAAGAGGTATTACAGCTCAGACTCTTATTGGCAGTGAGCTTACTTACGCTGATCTGGCGGCTTTTTGGGCTTCCATGGGCGAGTTTAACATGACGACCATGATCTGTACTCCTGATGTTATGGCCAAGATCCTTGCTATGGACGAGATGAAATACTGCATTGGCGACTATATGGCAGGCGGCACAGTTCAGACGCCATATGGTGTAACGCTTGTAAAATGCCCTCAGCTCACAGGCGGTATTGCGGTGGGCATCGACCAGAGCAGTGCTGTTGAAATGGTGCTTGGAGGAGATGTTATCGTGGACTACGATAAGCTTATTACTAATCAGTGCAACGAGATCGTTTGCTCAGTGCTTGCAGGTTTCTCTGTACTTACGAGCGGTGCTGTAAAGACGCTGAAAACTACAAAGTAAGCTGAGAGGATAATGAAAAAAGGGACGGTGGGCGGGTATATTTTTTGAAAGGAGCAGGAAAATGGCAATAAGCAAAGACAATGTAAAGAGCAATTTCATGGAGCTAAGCGGACTTGACAGCACGTCGGCTGAGGTGTATGCAGGGCTTATAACGGTGTGTGCTGACGAAATGGAAAAGGCTGTTGACCAGGAGCGAATGGTCGCTGAGGGCGGGACGGCTATATGCGAATTTGCGGCGGCAGCGGAGGTCTTTTACAGATTTATTTGTCTGAAAGCCGCTGAATACAAGATCATGTTTACGGCACAGGGCAAGGCGGTGGAGGCTTTTGACGAGGAGAACAGGATAAAGGCGGCAAGAGAGCTTCGTGACAGCGCAGTTTCAAGGGCGGAAAGATTTTTCTCAAAGGACGGCTTTGTATTCAATGCCGTTATCGCATATTAGGAAGGAGGACGAGCCATGACAGTCTGGACAGAAATGGCGGCAGAGATAAAAAAGATACTTGACGGAGCAGGCTTTACTGCAATGGGTGAATACACTTCGGCTGACAGTTTATTGCACAGCGGGGAAGCAATTGGCTTCTATGGACTTAAAGGCTATGATGTGGTCGATGAAGTCATTGGGCAGGGCGGCAAAAAGCTTTACACTGAGTATATATGTCATATCGACCTGCGGCTCATGGGCAAGGCAGGAAAATACGATGACATGGAGGAGCTTCAGGGAAAGTGTGAAAGCGTTATGGCGGAGCTTGCAAAAAGCGAGGTTCTGAATGTAAAGAGCGCAAAGCTTGGAAGCGCAGTTCAGACATTGCCCCTTCACAGGCTCGAAAGGCAGGCAGAGCTTAGTATCGGCATTTGCAGTGAGGAGGATATAAGTGAGTAAAAAGGGAAAGATAAAGCTTGACATCGGCACACGGTCATTTTACATGGACGGAGTTAAGCGAAGCGGAGGTTACATTCAGGAGGAAACAAAGGCTGTGAATGGTATTTTGCGAAATATCTCAGGCAAGGCGGCGGAGATATTTCAGTTCAGCGGCAGGATCGCTCCGTCGGACAAGGCTTACGCTTGGGCTGCTCTAAGCGAGAACGGAGGAAAGACGATCAATTTCACGGCAGACGGGGTCTTATACAGCGGATACATACTCTCAGAGATAGAAATGGATTTTAAGCCTGACAGGATGATCGGAAGCCTTATGATAAAGCTTAGGGGGGCGGAATAATGGCGAAGATATACATCAGGTTTGAACTTATTGGCAGCGGCAATTTGGACTATAGAAACATTGTTTCAGCAAGGCTTGTGAAAGACCGCTATACGCCATACAGTGAACTTAGAGCGTCTGTCGTTCTGAATAACAGCATAAATCTTAACAATATCAGGCGTGTGGCACTTTATATAGGCAGCAGGCGTATGCACTACGGTCCTGCGGATTATATCAGAACAAGGGTGAGAGGTGGAAAAACTGTTCTTGAACTTATAAGCCGTGGGATAACACTTATGCTGGGGCAGAACGAGCCTGAACCCGGGGTATGGTCTAAGGTGAGTTTGACGGATATTATGAAGAGCTACAGCCCCTCAAGTGAGATAACCTACGAGAGTGGAACTGACACTGTGAACTATGTGAACATCAAAGAGAAGTCGACACTGTGGGAGGCTATCGGCGTATATGCGGTCAAGGCTTACGGCAGGCGTGCATATATCAGAGGGGACAGGCAGGTCAATATGTCGCTGAGTATCCTTTCGGTGAATATCGGTACTCAGCGTATTATTGAATACGGCAAACAGCTTGATACGAGATCGATGCTGTCGAAGATATATATGAAAAACGTGGACGGGGAGTATGGATATAGCTATTCAAGCGGTAAAACTATACCACATGGTATCACGAGGGAGAAGTATTATGGTCTTGATAAGCAGTGGCTCAATAATGTAGTTGTCGGGCTTAAAGATAGGATAGAGTTTGCAGAGAGGGAGTATTTGGTGGAGCATATCACTTATGAGGGGTATTGCGGTGAGGATATCACGGATAAAATAATTTGTAATGGATATGGCGTAAATGGAAAAAGAGTGAGCAGAATGGAGATAACGGTCAATAGCAAAGGTATGCAAACGAAGCTTTTATGTGAATAGGAAAGAGAAGTAAGGAATGAATAGAGCAAAAAAACAGCGTACAGAAAAACTGTACGCTGTTTGAAGCTTCGTATTAACCCTTTACGCTTCCCAGAGCAACACCACGAATGATGAACTTTGAAAGACAAAGGTAAACAATTACTACAGGGAGGATAGCAAGTACGATGTACAAGCTGAACATTCCCACGTCCTTCTCCTGTGGTCCTGCATAACGCATTGCGTTGAGTACCAGAGGGATCGTGTACTTACTCTTTGATGTAAGAATAAGTCTTGGCATAAAGTAGTTGTTCCAGTTTGTTACGAATGTAAAGATGATCTGAACTGCGAATGCAGGCTTGAGGATAGGGGTAACGATCTTGTTGAAGGTCTTGAACTCTCCGCAGCCGTCGATACGGGCGGCTTCTACGATCTCAAGCGGAAGTGCAGATGCCATATACTGCTTCATGAAGTAGTATGTAGCTGGTGCTGCGACAGCAGGAATTATCAGCGGAATATAAGTATCTGTCCAGCCAAGTTTGTTCATGAACTGGTAGAAACCGATAGCTGAAGCCTGTGTTGGAACCATCATTACGATGAGAATGAACATATCTGCGAACTTTCTCAGCTTGAACTGGTAAACGTGTGTTGCATATGCTGTCAGTGCTGAGAAGTATACGCTGAGCAATGAAGCACAAGCTGATATGAACAGTGAGTTAGCCAGTGAACGCCATACGCTTCCGTATGCTACGGCTGTTGAACCGCTGAAAAGGTTCTTGAAGTTTGTTGCGAGGAAGTGGTCAGGATACCATCTGATACCTGCCTGTGATCTGCCTCGTGTTGCGTTGATTATCAAAAGATAGAATGGGAAAAGTGAAACAACGACCAAAAGAACAAGGACAACATAAGCTATTATCCTATGTATGATAAGACCAGTACTATTTGTCTTTTCACCAACTATTTCAGTACTTCTTGGCATTTCAGCTTACCCCCTTTTCTTCTTTTTCTTCTTTCCGTCATGGTCAGCAGACGCAAACATAAGTGCAAGTCCGATAACAGCGGAAACGATAAAGATTATTACGCAGAGTGCAGACGCCTTACCGATGTCGCCCTGCTTATTTGCCTGAATTATCATTACGACGGTCTTAAGCTTTCCGTTAGGGCTACCCATATCCTTTGTGAGGAGGGCAGGTACGTCGTACATCTGAAGTCCACCGATGAGTGATGTTACAAGAACATATGACATGATAGGCTTGATGAGCGGAATTGTGATCTTCCAGAATGTCTGGCTGGAAGTTGCACCGTCGATCTGTGCTGACTCATAGAGTGATGTATCAACACCCATGATAGCAGCCATAAGAAGAATTGTTGTATTACCATACCAAAGTATGAAGTTGATGAGTCCAACTACACCTCTTGATCCCCAAACACTTTCAAGGAGCGGTACCTTGATAAGATCATAGATAGCACCGCCTCTGCTGAACAAGCTGTAGAACAGAAATGCAAAAGCAGATGCCATGATTACGTTTGGAAGATAGATAACAGCCTTGAAGAATCCCTGAGCCTTTATCTTAAGACGAAGGTCAGTGAACCATACTGCAAGGATAAGAGAGATAACGATCTGTGGGATAAATCCTACGATCCACATGATGATCGTATTCCAGAAAGACTGGAGAAGGTCACTTCCTGATGTGAATATAGTTGAATAGTTATCGAAACCGCAGAATGTCGGTGTTACTTCGACAGCCTGTCTTGTCCAACCACCGCCGATAGAGCCCTGATCCTTAACATAGTCCGTAAAGCTGTAATAGAAAGTCTGGAACAGAGGATATAGTGAGAAGATGATGTAAACTACAAAGAATGGGATAAGGAAAATATATCCCCACTTGGCATAGCTTATGCTTTTTCTCTTCATATAAGTATACCTATTCCTTTCGTGAGATTAATAAATAATAGGGGGGGATAATCTCCACCCCCTATATTTAATTAGATACTGTTTTTTTATACGATTAGAAATCGCAAGTAAGGTTACCATAGAGGTCTGTGATGTTCTTCTTGAAGTTCTCAAGAGCAGCCTCATATGAATCAACTGTGCCGAGGAAGTAGTCCTTCATAGCACCCTGGAATTTCTCGTTGCAGCCCTGGTCATAAGCAGAAAGCTTGTTCTCGAGGGAGATCTTGTCAGCAGCTTCTGTAAGAAGTGCAAGGTGATCCTGTCCGCCGAGGAATGCGTTTGTATAACCGCCGTCGATAAGCTCCTTGATAGCAGCCTTGTTGTTTGTGTAGTCCTGCTCGCCCTCAGTGATAGCCTTAGCTACGTCCTTGTTGCAAGTCATAACCTTCATGATATCAGCAACGATATCCTGGTTATCGGAGTCGATAGCGCCGCAGATCCATGTACCGCCCCAGTAGTAAGCCTGTGGGCCTGAGCAAGCCTTCCAGAGACCATAACCGCCGTTGCCTTCCTTAGCGTTTGAACCATCAGCCTTGATCTCTTCGTCAACTGTGTTTGGAAGAAGTGTGAAAGGAATGCCCCATGTTGAGAAGAAGTAGCCGAATACGCCGCCGTCGATCTTCTGGCCAGCAGCCCAAGCATCGTCCCAAAGGGAAGTCTTGTTGTTGTAGCCCTTGTCTGTGTATTCCTTAGTCTGGTCAGCCCAAGCCTTGATCTGTGGGTCAACTGTGATCTTGTTGTCTGTTACCCATGGGCTAGACATATTGTTTGAGAAGCATCTGTATGTATCATCGAAACCAGATACCATCTTGTAGCCCTTGTCAGCCATCTTCTGAGCTGTTGCTGTGAATGTATCCCAATCCTTAACAGCTTCCTGAACCTTCTCTGGATCGCTTGTGCCGAGAACGTCCTCAGCGATCTTTGTGTTGTAGAGGAACAGACCTGGAGTTGCCTGCCATGTTACACCCTTCAGCTCGCCTGTCTTTGTATCTGTTGCAACGTCCTTTGTGTACTGATACATCTGTGACATATCGTCGTCTGTGATGCCGAGGTCCTGAATAGAAAGTGCAACGTCGCCGTTAGCATACTTCAGAGCGTAGTCAGCTTCCATAAGGAACATATCTACCTTATCTGTGCTGTCCTGCTGACCCTTAAGAGCCTCGTCCAGCTTTGTCTGGTAAGCGTTACCTTCGTTTTCAACCTGTACCCAGTTCAGCTTAACGCCGTTGATAGTTGCGATCTCCTTAGAACCATCAGCAAGCTCGTTGTATGTAAGCTCGTTTGATGTGCCCTGTGGATAGTACTTATCAAGTCTTGACTTGAACTCTGTGTTCCAGCAGTAAATTGTAAGAGTCTTCTTTGAATCCTCTGATGAATCCACACCGTGAAGCTCAGCTGTGTTTACTCTGTCAGAGCTGTTGTTGATGCCTGTGTTGTTGCCAGCCTTTGATGTGCTGCCGCCATTCTTGTCAGATGTTGAAGATGAATCTGTGCTGCCGCAAGCTGTGAACATTGAAGCTGCCAGACAGAGGCTCAATGAACCTGCAAGTACTTTCTTAAGATTTGCCATAATAATTTTCCTCCTTAAAATCGCATTAGTTTATTTGATTTGCTCCGCAGCATTTCTGCGGAAAATTAATGCCTTGAATTAATTGATGTCGCTTACCGAACCGCCTTCCAGCAACTTTCCGTCGACTGTTATCACCTCTTTAAAGGTGGTCTGTGGGTTTTCTATCAGTGATACCAGCTGTTTTGCGGCTGTTACACCGATAAGGTCTGTGTCCTGAAGATAAGTCGTAAGCTTTGGAGAGAGAAGCTGTGAATAAGCTATTCCGTCGTAGCCCACTATCGAGATATCCTCCGGTACTGAAAGACCCATTTCCTTGACTGCATTGAAAGCTCCCATTGCTGAATAATCATCGGGCATGAAAACGCAGGTCGGTTTGTTCTCTCTGCTAAGAAGTTCTTTTGTCAGCTTATAAGTCAGATCAGGGTTGTGATAATCACCGTTAAGTATCCAATCGGGATCAACTGAAATTCCTCTTGTCATACAAGCTTTATAGAAGCCTGCCAGACGTCTTTCGGCTACTGCCGATCTGTTGCCCTGGATAAAAGCGATCTTCCTATGCCCCATCTTCGTCACATAGTTGATAAGCTCTTCCATACCTTTTTCATTATTGGACATGATCGCTGTTCTGCAATCGAAGATGTGGTCGATCGTGACCACTGGTATATCTCCGTTTATCACCTCGTACACGTCCTGCGACGTAAAATCCGTACAGGCAATGATAACACCGTCAACATTGCGGTATTTGCAATGTTCGTATGTAGACATTTTCTGCTTGCCCACATCTCTATTTATAAAGGTTATATCATATCCTGCTGCTTCAGCCGTAGTCTTAAAGCTGTCAAGCACCTTTGCGAAAAACTCATGGGTAAGACCGCTTCCTGCTTCATCGAGATACATGACCCCGAGATTATAGGTCCTGTTGGTCTTTAAAGCTCTTGCCTGAGAATTTGGGAAATAACCCATTTCTTTGGCAGCTTTCATAAGTCTTTCTCTTGTTGCCTCGCTTACGTCCTTATGGCCGTTGAGGGCTTTGCTTACGGTTGCGACGGATACTCCGCAGCGAACGGAAATGTCTTTTAAGGAAACCAATGATATTTCCGCCTTTCCGTAGATTTTAAACGTTTACGCTTGATGTTTTCCATGAAAACTTATTTCAAACGTTTCCGTTAATAAAAATATACAATATTCTCGGCATAATTTCAAGTCTTTTTTCACATTTTTATGCCCTCTGTAATAAATTATGGAGGTTTAGCCAATTTTTCAACTTTACTTTTGTGCATTTTAACAATGCTATTTGGACAATTGTAATCGATTTGTTACAAAGGAACTGACAGGCTAATCAAAAAGCTGCGAAAATGCACTGCGTTTTCTGAGGGGTATATGAAACCAGGCTGTGTGGTATGTGAAAAATGTATATAAACATTTCTTTTGTATACAATTATGTTATGTGAAATTACAAAAACCATTAAAGAACTTTATTCATTAAACGTTTTCGGATAATAATTGTTGAAAAGTGTGTTGTAACACATGATATTGTTAAAATATTATCTTGATATGAAAATATGATAGTCATTTGATCGGAAAAGTTGGAATATTCGGTGTTTGCGAAGATATTTCTGAAACGTTTAAGCATATTTCAGCGTTTTTTTATTGTGCAAAATAACGATGTGGAAAGAAAACGTATTTATTTCATACATTATACTTACAAGGTACATATGATATGACTATATGATAAGGATTTTGCAAAGCTTTGAGAAAAAATCTTGAATTGATGTTGACAAATGTGTGGTTATGGTGTATAATATTTAAGTCTTATATGCTGATATGGCTCAGTTGGTAGAGCAGCTCATTCGTAATGAGCAGGTCGTGGGTTGTTGATAAAGCGACACGGCGGCGGATCAAATAAGCTAACAGAAAAATTTAATATATGCTGGAATAGCTCAGTTGGTAGAGCAGCTCATTCGTAATGAGCAGGTCGCGTGTTCAAGTCACGTTTCCAGCTCCATATTGTAATAGTCCGAACACTGGAAAGTGCTCGGACTTTCTTGTTTTTATGCCTGATCTTGAAGTGTTTGTGATGAGGGTAAGATTTAAGCACTGATAACATAAGAAAGCCATACCGCAACTGCAGTATGGCTCTTTATCAAAACAGCTGAAGCTGTCCATCGATATTTGATTTTACATTACGTATATTCACTTTATCATCATCTTCGATTTTGCCAGAGATGAGTGGGGATAACGGATTGTGTTTCTCATGATTTTTGCGTGCCATTTCGCCGTTGAAATTTGCATAGCAGTACATACAACCGTTTTCACATGTGTTATACATACCTATATCAATACTCTCAATGCAGCCGCAAACGCCCCTTTGATTTTTATCTTTCCCTATCTTAAGCTGATAATTACCTATCCTTTCAAGGCGTTGTTTATCAATGCAGCAGGCATGTTCGACATTTAAAGATGAAAGGTCATATTCTTCAGCGCAAGTATCAATATATATTCCATTATCTTTTGCAACTGTCGAAAAAAAGTCCATTAAGTCAATGACCTCATCATTTAAAGGTATATGAATGTTCAGAGGCTGAATATTTCTTTCTGTGTTTTTATATAGGTCTATGAAGCTTACTGTGCATTTTTCCGTATAATTGCTTAAGGATTCACATAACTTTTTAAAGTATTTTTTGTGATATTCTATTGTATAGTGTTCATTTATCAATATCGGGTCGTATCTCCATACAATGCGCTCTTTTCCTATTATCGATGAAAGCTTTTTAAAAGTTGGTATAATCACATCATTTTTGGACGGTATATTTTTTTCTACATCTTTTCCATAAGAATTAAGGGTGAATTGAAAATAATATGTGTATTTATCAAGTTCGTGTATTCTTTCAAGCATAGGTGTAGGATTTTTTGTCCAGAATACTATACCGTCAACAACGTCAGGTGACAGACTTATTTGGCTTATCTGGTGTATATTCATTGGATTCCTTACACAAACATAGCCTTCTTTTAATCTGTTAAACATCCAATCGGAGTAAAATGAAGGAATGTCTGTTCTTCTGCTTGCACTTATAATCATTTATTCACCTTCTTTATTATCATTTGAGCGCTGGCACAAGTATTAAATGGTGAAAACTTCTTCAGATTCGTTAGATTAAAAAGATTTTGATTGTCAGGTAATTCTTCACCGTATGTATATCCTCTTGGATAGTATTCACTGGTAGCATTATCATTGCAAAAGTGAGTTTTTGAATATTGTGAATTATTTAACTTGCTTAATAAAGTATCAAAATGATCTCTTCCGCCGCCATATCCGCATCCTAAGTTAATATCATTTAGAATTACATATGTGTTTTGTAAAACTTTGGCATTGTAGTATTCTGCGAATGTATCTATAGAGTGTTTGATATCATTTGCAGTCGTATGTTTTTGAATATCTGAAAATACATACTGAAAAACGATAAGATTTGGGACCCATTTTCCGTTTGCAATTTCATCAATCAGAATACATGCGTCTTTATAGTAAAAATGTATATCTATATTGTCTTTTTTAAGTTTATTAATATCTTGATGGATATTTGCCCAAACATCTTTGCTGTAATCTACACCACGATACTTAATGCTATTAAACGATATTAGCTTTTTTTCTTTAAGAGCATCTAAAGCAAACAAATCTGTACAAGGACCGCAACCAAAAGATAAAACTTTTAATTCGTCAACATTTTGTATGCCTGAACATCTTTGAATTGCATACATTAACTCTGATGTATACCTACAAGAGTACTTGCAGGTATAAAAATCAGCCATATGAACACAATCATATTTTCTTTCGGGGGCATTTTGAGGGGCATGTTTGGGATTATGTAAGTAATCCAGACATTTTTCGCAGTCGTGCGGACAATATTCTCCATATGAACAATCTTCGCATTGTTCGCATTCCGGTTTCTCATAGCGATTTATGCATTTTTCAAGGATTTCATAAATCAACATACTATTTCCCTCCTACTTATATTTATATATTTGCCGCTTAATTATCTGATACAATCTTTTTTGTTGCCGCAATTTTCTTGTCGGAATACAAAACAACGTCCTTGATAACAAGCTTATGTACTGATGAAATAAGCAATTCCATAGTCTCAAAATCAGGTGTCCCATTTTTCACAGGAAGCTGAATGAATAATTCATCTGCATCCTTGGCATAGAAGTTCTTCCCATAATTAAATTGACCGTTATGTGAAGATTTATGTATCGCTGTTGTCACAAATATAGAAGCATACTTAGGCAGCTTTTCTGTGTGAACAACTGCAATATGGTCATCTGCACCGTATTTGTAATTCCGATACTTTGCTGAGCCGAACATATCAATGGTGGTAGTATTCTTTTCAAAAACTTCAACATCATTACTGATGTAAGCAGAAATGCCCTCATCAGCTTCACCGGCTGTAACAAACGGTAAAGTACCACTTATTCTATCTGCACCTTTTAATCTCTTGCCACGTGTAGATTGACCGAACAAATCTTTAAGATTAAACGAACTCCATTCAAGCATTTCAAATTTTTGAAGAGCGTCCAGCTCTTCGTCCGACAATTCATAATTGTCGTATCCGCTTACTTTTAAGTAAGCGGATAGCTCCGCTACTCGCTCCGCCTCCAGCTCCGCTATAAAGGACTCCATAAAATCAAAATCGATTTTGCCGTTTTTGGTGGGGAGTTTAATTTTGTCATTTTTTATTCTTTCCCAACCAGCTTTATTAGTCCATTCATAATTACCATAAATTGTTTTATGTATTGAGCTTGTTAAAAAGATATAACTGTTATCCGACAATTTTTCATCTGTGTATATCCATTTAATAGCATATGCGTCCTGCAATACTGTAAACTCTTTACTTTGATAAAATGTTGCACCTGTATTTGCACCATTAGCAGAAATAGAAATAACATTTTTCAAAATAGTGGCATTATCTCTTGGAACATAATTATTAAGACCTTGGTTTTGGATTCCTGCTGTTAAAGCAGGAAGAACACACTCGTTTGTAGGAATATTTGGCAATTCCGAAGTTTTGTATTTTAAAGAGTTTACTGAAATTTTTTCAAACAAATCCCCAAGCCTATACTCGCCCCACTCAACATTGCTCAGCTTTTCATTGAGTGAGGCATTTATTTTCCCAGGCGTTCGTTCTCGTTATCCTGATTTTTAAGCAATGTTGATACTTCCCAGGCAAGATAGTCGCTTACTGTTTTCTTGAAATCTTCAAGCGTAGGCTTTGTATCAATCGGTGATGTCTGGTTCCAGTCTGCACCGTTTTCAGGGTCTATTGTTCCCTCGTAGTATTCTTTTTCAGTGAAAATATTGAGCTTTGATTTTCCATATCGAACAAGGTCAACAACTTCCTGATATCTGCCCTTGGCGTTGTCTGTATCAAATAAATTGCAGCTTGCTTTTTTACGATTGCTGCGTGTATAACCATCGTTGGAAAAATCAATGAATTTTACAACATCGTCCTTCTGATGAGCTTCGCCAACACGGAAAACGTATACATTTGTCTGAACGCTTGATTTTCCGACAAATAAATCTATGGGCATTTTTATACTTGCAAGAAGTGTGCTGTGTTTCAGTATTTTCTTGTTATATCCGCTTGCTTTTCCCGAACCTGCGGAGTTCTGAATAATAATAGCAGCATATCCTTTTTCCATCATTGATAAAGCTTTTTCAACGAATACCATACCATTTCCGGGCGCTGAATATGGTGGATTAAGAACAAATGCGTTTGCCGGGAACTTATCATTGGTGTTGCCAAAGCCGTAATTACCGTTAAAGTCTTTTAATGAGTCTTTATTCAAGATATTAGAGCTGCCATCACCCATCATAATCATATTAAGTATGGCAAGCATATAAACGCTCGAAAGAATTTCCAGACCAAGAAGCTGAGTTGCTTTTATTTGGGCGGATTTTATTGCCAACTGTTCGGGAGATTTAATTTTGTCCTTCGCATCAATGAGCATTTCGTTCATAGCAGCAACAAGAAGACCTGCCGAGCCTGTTGCAAAGTCCCATACATACGAATCCTTGTTTACCCTTGCAAGCTTAACAAGCAGAGTTGCGACATAGGAGGGAGTAAGAACTACATCGTTGAGCTTGTCCTGTGTAAACCCAAGCCAGCCGTACATTTCATTGAACAGCTTGCCGGTAAAGTCTGTTGTGAGTCCTATTTTATAGTAAATACCGAGGTCATCAACTATTTTTGTGAAAACACGCTTCAGCTGGGTTTCTCCGTTTTCAACCTTGTTGATATTGTCGGTAGTAAGTGTATTCTGAAGTGTTCTTACAATTAAATCTCTTTTATCTTCGGGAAGCTTTTTGGCAGCAAGAAAAGCTTTGATTTTCCGCACCATAATATCGCCGTCGGTATTGTCTTTTTCATCGGAAGAAATCAAATCAGATTTTTTCAAAGGGTATACATTGTGCTCGACATCGCCGAGCGTTGCCATAATAGAGGCGGCAACAAGATATACTCTGTCGTTTTCACCAAGCCCCTTTTCGTTTTGATAGATATCATTATTCAGCTTTACAAGGCTTGCATCTATTTCACGCTCACGGCGTTCCTTTAATTTTTCTATTTCTTCCTGCGTAAGAGACAGAAGTCCTACTTTTTCTATAAAAGCATCGAAGTTTTCCTTTTTAAGAAAAGAAAGGTCGGTATAGTCATCAACTTTCTGACCAACACCGAAATTGCTTTTTGAAACATAATACACTCCGATAGAATGTTCAAGTTTTCCGCTATCGTTTTTAAAGCCGGTAACTCCGATAGCGATTACATCGGTATAGCCTGTATAATGAAGTATAGCGTTTGCATAGTGAACAGCTCCATTCACTGCATAAGAGTTTATATTCTTATAGTCAGGTTCGTTTTTGGAATTCTTGTTTGCAACATTTTTTTCACTATCAAGCTTAATAAGCTTATCTTTATAGCCCTTATATTCAATAAGGATAGGATAGTACTTACCATCACTGCTACGCAATAACAGCTTTGCATCAGGTCTGTTACCGCCTTTGCCACCGCTTTTTGAAAAATAGTCGTTTAAAGCCTGGTCTATTTCAGTGTTTAACGACTCCTGCTCCAATTTATAATCAAGCTTATATGATTTAAGCCAACCATTTACTAAATCAGCAATATTGGGTTCAACCGACTGAACTTTTATTTTAGCCATTTTGAATTCTCCTTATCAGTTTTTTATGATGACAATTGAGTTATCTTCACCCGCCCACCCCGTAGGAGATAACTCAATCGGTGATAGTGCCGAATATGTATAACTTTTCATTATTTATTATACCACAACGTTTGTCAAAATTCAATGGGAATTTCCATATTTCTGCTAAATAAGCATAAATTTATCCGTCTGAAAACGCTCAGGCGGATTTTTTATGAGCCGTTATGTGAAAATTTGATGAAAATTTGCTTAAACAGTGAACCACCCGTCCATTTTTTCGGCGTATAAAAGTGAGTGGTGATTTTCGGTGTTATTGCAATTGTGAAAGTTTGATGAAAATTCACGGGAAAAGGTGGTCACCTGCCCGATTTTTTACTGTATATAGTAGAAGGTGTTTTTCAAACAGACGCAGAGGTGCGTAACGGAATGTTATTTTGATAAAAATTCAGGACAAAAGGTTAGCACCTGCCAGATTTTTTGGCGTATAAAAGTGAGGGGAATTTTCATCGCAACTGAAATTGTGAAAGTTTGATGAAAATTCAAGAGAAAAGATGGTCACCTGCCCGAATTTTTACTGTATATAGTAGATGGCGTTTTTTATGTAGGCTCAAAGAGACGTGACAAAATGGTATTAATGTAAAATGTGACATTTTGGGTTTACCCCGTCATTTTTATTCGTCTTGAATAGTAGAGGTTGTAATTTTATTTCAAATCTTCTGTGAAACAAGGTGTAAATTTGCCTTAAAAATGGCAGTGAGTAGAGGTTGAAACAGAAAAATTGAGATTTTTAACGATAACATAATGACAATATAATAGTCCAATTTGTGAGATTCTAAATTTTTAATTTTTTGAAAACTTTTTGCGAGACTAAAGAAAGCCTCTGAACAAGCTTCTTCGGCTAACGCTTTATTTTTCAAAATATTAAACGCAATCGCATAAGCCTTAGACCTATTTTGATTATATAAATCCTCAAATGATTTCTTATCGTCTTCGTTATCAATTAAGGTTAAGTATATTGCAAGCATAATGTCACCCATTTATTTTTGTTTATCCATCTCATACAGCAAAACCAAATAATCCGCCAACACCCGTAATTTCGCCTTAAACTCGTCAGATATTTCAACGGATTCCTGTGCTGTCCTGCCTTCCAAGGCATCCTTAACCGCCTGGTTACACAACCGCCACCATTTCAGTCTGCTGCCGTTATGGTATTCCTTGCGAAGAATCTCTGTTGCAGAATTAACAGCCTTGTTTACAGCGCTTCTGGAGATCAGCATATAATCCGCAATGTCGTTAACAGAGGTCTCTTCATACCCGAATGCGCCATATTTTCTGCCAAGAATTTCTCTTTCTCTCGCCGATAAGCTTTCAAACAACTCCTTGAAAAACTCAAGGCTAACTTCAATGTAAACCTTTTTATCGGGATGCAGATCGTTAACGACAAGCTCAGGATTTTCAAAGTACTCAATTCCGTTCTCTGTTTCCGCCCGTATCATCAGCGTTTCCGTTTTAAAAGAGAATGACAGACAGCTTTGAACGGTTTTCCTGTCCATGCCAAGCTCCTTGGCTATATCCGAATTTGACATACCTTCATTATGCAGCTTGCGGCATCTTTGTATTTTTGAGAAATCGGAATGTGAAAGTCCTGCCGGAGAACTGAAATTTTCAATAAACTCCTGCATTGCATATCGAAGTCGGGGAGTAAGATATGTCAGCAGACTGCCCTTGCTTGCGTCATATTTTTTTGCTTTCAGCTTTTCAAAGAACGTAAGACAGCCAACCTGAACAAGGTCTTCAAAGGTATCGCTGAAACGCAAATAATTTTTGTAGTCTTTTGCGACCGCAGCAGCAACGCTCTGTATGAACCCGACATTCTGCTCGTACAGATCATATAAAGCTTGCATATTACCGTCATAATATTTCGATATCAGTTCCTCATTTGTCATTCTTAACCGCCTTTGGTCTGCCTCTCTTCGGAACGTCAAAACCGCATAATTTGTAAAGATTTTCAGACTGCATTTGCTGTTCAAATTCCTCATTGCTGAATTCGGGAGAGGTCATTGCTCTATGGTACAGTTCTTCTGCTTGTCGCAGAAGAACAGATTTTTGTTTTTCATCAATAACTTTTCTCTGATAGCTTCGCATAACCCTGTTAAGACAGCGCCGATATGACTGATATTTCGGATTATCCGCATTTTCTTCCTTAATTCTGACCGTTCTGTAAGCCATCTGATTACAGGTAAACCTCGGATTTTCAGGCGCAGCCTTGTCGCAGTATCTTGTTTTGTAGCCTTTGGTCATAAGAAAGAATCGTCCGCAATGTTCACATCTGCGTATATGATGTCCTGCCATAAGACCTTTTAGAAAATCGACCTTTAAAAAGCTCTGCAATCTATCAACATGGTAGTATTCCGCAATTACATACTCTCCGCAGCCATCGGTTATTTCTTTGGGGATCATATTCATTTCAAGAAAATCAGCGCTTGTATACGACATATATTCATTCATGATAGGATTTGCAATCATCTTGTACGCCATAGGATTTGTAAGGAAGTCGTAGTAAGCGGCGGCAAAATTTTCGGGATCAAGCTTTTTAAGATGTGACAGAAAATCGTTCACAAAGTAATACATAGTCTTATTGAAATTAAAAATATCATCGATCACAGGCTTGTAAAGACTTGCGGTCTTGTAATAAAGCTCCCAGTTTTCGGAATTCATAATTGTGCCGTCCATATCAGTAAATCCTTTGAAAAATTCGACAGCATTCTGAGTATCAAGAACCTGAAATATTTTATGTTTTTTCAAAGCCGTATCTATTTCGACCATCATGCTGTTCAGCCTGCCCCACTCCTTTTTTAAGGGCGGTATATATTCAACGGAATTATCCTTTTCAGCATTGATTTCATGGTTCATTATGTATTCCGCCGATCTATACTTATCATATATCTCTTCGAATTCGGAAGGAGGTATATTCATACATGATGCCGAAAGCTCGCCCAATAAAAAGTCCTGACCGTTGACCTTGATCATATTTCCTTTGACATAAAAACAAATATCGTTAAACATAATTACACCTCAAGGCTGTCGTTTTTACAGTTTCCAAATTAAGTATATCATATTTTGTCGTAATATGCAACAGAAAATGTCGTGTTGAGTGAAAATTAAATGTTACGTGATTTTATTCATTTTCCGGATTTCCGCATATAATAATATCAGAGAGTTAAAAACGCGCCGCAGAAAACTAAATCTGCGGCGTTTTTTGTTTGCAGAACCGAGGTCAGCGGCTTTGCATACCGGAAGGAGGTCGATAATATGAAAGAATTAAAAATTTACAGCAGCGAGTATATTATGAACACTCCGATGAAACCGATTGAGTACTGCGTGGACGGATTGATCTCGCAAGGCTTATTTATTCTCGCGGGTGCGCCGAAGGTCGGCAAGTCGTGGCTTGCGCTGGATATGTGCCTGTCCATTGCAAAAGGAGAAAAGGTTCTTGGAAAAGAAACGTCCTGCGGTCATGTGGTATACCTTAGTTTAGAGGACAGCTTGATACGTCTGCAAAACAGGTTGTACGAACTGACAGACGATCCGTCCGATAATCTTCATTTTGCAATTATGGCGGAGTCTATTTCAAACGGTCTGCCTGAACAAATCGAATACTGCAGGAAACGGTTTGACGATTTGAAAATTGTGTTCATTGACACTTTACAAATGGTGCGTAACGAATCGGAGTCGAGCTACAGTTCAGATTACAAAGAGTTATCTGTGATGAAAGCTCTTGCCGATAAACTTGGCATAGCTATAGTTCTGGTTCATCACACACGAAAGTGTTCTGACAGCGACCCATTTAATATGATTTCGGGCAGTACAGGTTTAAGCGGTTGCGTTGATGGCAGTATGGTTCTGATTGAAAGCAAGCGTGGAAGTCGAAAAGCTAAACTGTATTGTGTAGGTCGAGATATTGAAAATCAAGAGATCAATGTTGTGTTTGAAAGCAGCAGATGGAAAGTGTCTGATGAGATTAAAAATATCGAACCCGACTATTTTTCATTTGCTGTTCACGATTTTATGGTAACTCAGAAAAAGTTTAAAGGCTCTGCTACTGAACTTGCTGAAAAGTTATCGGCTCTGCTTCACAAGGAAGTGTTCTCAAATCGTGTCAAAAAAGATCTGATTCAGCACGCTTATGAATTGCTGGATTACGGAGTGACGTTTGAATCCAAACGCAGTAACGGACAACGAATAATTATTCTGAATTACGATATGAAAAGTGACAGCAGTGACGGCAGAAATCTTATGCCGGAGGTGTGTGAAAACGCTGCCCCTGCTGTCCCTGTTGAAAACAGCGAAACGCTCGAAAACCCTTTAAATACGTTGCTTGCAATTGGTAAGTCCGAAGTTGATGCAGAAAGATCCGCTGTCACTGTTTGCAATCCTACTGACCCTGTTGATATTGTTACTGACACTGATGACAATGCAAAGGTTTATGAAGTCAAGTTAATGAGTCTTGATGAAGTACTGCATATGTCTGCTAATAAAATAAGAAGTCAGCTTGCGAATAAGGGGATTGAAATTCCGCCGTTTGAAACGCAAAGAAAGGCAACGTAAGCCGATTTGCGTGGCTTGAATTTTTGTCGGGTAAGTCTAGCAGAAACAGCTTAAAAGCCGACACAGGCGATTTGTTAGCCGCTGTGTGCGATATGTGGTAGAGGTTTTAATTCTGATAATAAAAAGGCAGTTGTCAATCTGCACAAATACCGGATATGCAGCAGTTAAAGCAAAGTAAAATATTTCATTGCAAGTTAAAGTTTCGGGGTCGTAGCCCCCTAAACGTTCACAGCGGACGAGCAAAGCTCGCCGCAAAAATGCCGAAAACACGCAGTTTCAGCAAAATGATTGTGCATAATTTTTATGGGGTCATAAATTTGAGCTTTGAATGATTGAGGGGTCGTAAGTGCAAAAAACTGCGTGAAATCGGCATATTTTCAGGCGTTGTAATTGGAAAATGTGAATTTACGACAAGAAAAAAGCTGTATATTAAAAAACAGTTAAGATGGTGCGTAACTAATTAGCACCATCAAAATTTAAATATGAAAGGACTGAACTGATTTGTTTATACGAAAATTAACAATCGACGTAATGAAACGGAGCGTGATAAGCGAATGGCAGAAGAAAAGACTAAAAGATACAGCCTTGATAAACCTCTGTGTCAGGACAACACAGAGGTGCAGTCGGCTGAATATACCGATCACTACATCAACGGTGTGACCTATCGTGTGTGGTCTGCATTTGAGGGTAAAACCAATGTAGCTGATAGTCTCAGCAGACTAATGTTTCGCAAACTGGAATCAGGCGAACAGGTCGGAGAGGTAGTCGATGAATTTCAAAAAGGAATAGAGCGTATCAATAACAGCTCCTTAGTAACAATGTAAAATTTCAATAATCGGACTTAGCAACATTCAACAAATATTTTTACAGATAGCGGATTTTACTGGCATTTACAGCATAGTTGTGATATACTTGTGGAGCGGAAGATACCGCAAGGCTTATTAAATCCGCTGCTGAGAAAGGAGTTACTATGAAAAAACAGCAGCATTACAAGGCAGCACTTTATTGCAGACTTTCGGTTGATGACGGAAACTTTGGAGGAAGTGTTTCTATCGAAACTCAGAAAATTCTGCTTGAGCAGTACTGCAAAGATCATAAAATTACAGACTACAAATTCTATTGTGATGACGGTTGCAGCGGAACGAACTTTGACAGACCGTCCTTCAAAAAAATGCTTTCGGACATTGATGAGGGCAAAATCAATCTTGTTATCGTCAAAGACCTTTCTCGGTTTGGACGAAATTATGTCGAGGCAGGTATGTATGTTCAACGGTTTACCGACAGCAATATCCGATTTATTGCGGCGGACGATAACTATGATTCTCTTGTGAACAGCGACGATTTGCTGTTCCCGATAAAGAATGTAGTCAACGAAATGTACGCTCGTGACGTTTCAAAAAAGACCAAAGCGGCGAAAAAAGCTAAGGCGAGGGACGGACAGTTTATCGGATCAAAAGCTCCGTTCGGCTACAAGATAGACCCAAATGACCGTCATCATTTAATCGTGGACGAGCCTGCCGCACAGGTTGTTAAAAGAATTTTCAGACTTGCATCAGAGGGTGTTGGCTACAACAAAATGGCAAAAATATTTAGAGAAGAAAAGGTACTAACTCCCATTGCCTACTTCAACCTCAACAATCCGGATTACTTCAAATCGGATTACTGGCGCAAGGAATTTGACTGGCACGTTACTTCAATCCGCGCGATACTCAACAATGAAGTCTATCTAGGCAAGCTTGTTTACGGCAAGCAGAGAAACAAATCCATGAAAAGTAAAGAAAAGGTACGCAATCCTAAAGAGGATTGGATCGTGGTTGAAAACTGCCACGAGCCTATCATTACGCAGGAACTGTGGGATACGGTACACAAAATTCTGAATGCCAAGCACCGTCCTGCAAAGGCGGGAGAGGTTCAGATGTTTGCCGGACTTCTCTACTGTTCGGATTGCGGTCATTGCCTGACTTACTCGCAGAAACAGCGTAAAGACGGCAGTTATCACGGAGCGTACTCCTGTTGGATGTACAAAACTCACGGCAAAGAATACTGCGCTTCGCACTACATTACGTTTGATACAATTTACGAGCTTGTACTGATCGACATTCAGCGTAACTTGTTTCAGTACCGCAAAAATACGGATAAATTCAAGTCGATTTTAAGTCGGAAATATCAGTCTGATTCACAAAAGCAAGCGGAACAAATCACACTCGAATATGAGCAAAAGCAAAAACGCTGTGAGGAACTGGATAAGATTATCAGCCGACTTTATGAGGACAATGTTCTTGGGAGGATAGGCGATGAGAGATATGAGTCTATGTCGCAGAGTTACGAGTTGGAACAGGTGGAAATCAAAAAGGCGTTACCTATTCTCAAATCGAAAATTGACGAGTTGAAAAGACAATCAGATTGTGCGGATAACTTTATTAACGTTATAAAAAAATACACCATAATCGACAAGTTGGATGCCGCAATACTAAATGAGCTGATAGACAAAATTGTTGTTCATCACAAAGAACAAGCTGAGGACGGAAGAACATTTCAGCAGATTGAGATTTATTACAGATTTGTCGGAAAACTCGGCACGGAGAATGAATTATCCAAGGCGGCATAACCGTGCAAATACAGCGGTTACACACGAAAAATCAAAATACGATATGACGTCGCTTTATCGACAGCCCATGGTCGTCGGTTCGAATCCGACTATCAGCTCCATATTGGTGATACCAAATGGATATTCACCTGAAAAAGCCCGTATTTACGGGCTTTTTTGATGTTTAGAAAGCGGAAAATTTTAGTGTAAAACCGTGGATGCTTTTCACCGGTTTTCACGAAAAAAGGGAGTCGAACCCTACACAACAAAAAATATCGAACATAACGGCAGACTTTGAGCAGATTTCGCTCTGAGCCTGCCGATTTGTTATGAAAAAATAATCACAAAGTTTTAAAGGCTGTTTTGTCTATTGTCACGAATTTAAGTGACGATGATAAAACAGCCTTTTTTCATTTCTAAGGAAAGGTTGTGATACCAATGTGGCAGCTATACTATTAAAAAACAAAAAACTATACGAACGGAGGAATGACAATGAATGAAAAACTTGTGATCAATGCAAATCTGCTCCGCAAAGAGCCAGAGTTCGGTACAAGAGTTTGCGTGGTGGAAAAGGCAGAAGCAGTCACCCATGACAAATTTGAACGCCTGAAAAGGCATCCGATGCAGGACAATGATCTGATCGCAGAAAACACAGACCTTATGTTCTGCGACGTAAATAATCAGTATCATTGCCTGCTCATATACGATGACGATCAGGGCGACGGACTGCTGATCGAATCAGAGGGCGCACCTTATGCACGATATGCTCAGTATATTCCAAATGCAAAACTGCTTTACGAAAATCATATGCAAATGCATTTGCAGGAAATGAAATTTTACTGCCCTCTTGAGATCAGCAGATGGGACGATGATGAATACAATGAAATCTCACCCAATGAGGCTTCTGCTTACGAATCGGAGATAAATTATTTTATCAGCGATTTTAATCTGCCTGAGGAAAAAGAGCGAGGTCTGATGCATTGGTACAATAGAGGAAATTCTGTTGACCAAAAGGTGTTTTCGGCATTTATGTCTGTCGAAGAAAATGACGAAGAACTTGTGGGAGTTGTTACAGCAAGCGTTTACGGTCAGCTTACGAAAGATGAACTTGAAGATCTCCGTGAATATTTTATCGGTCAGCTCAGCGACGGTGCAGGAGAGAGTCTGGAACAAAGACCGATAAAAACTCCTGACGGCGAGATCTATGTCAGCTTTTGGAGTTTTGATGACAGCTGGTCATTGCAAACGACGGAGGAAATGGATCGCACTCAATCCAAAGAGCTGACCGAAGAACCTGAAATGACATTGTGAGGTGATTTATGATGTATTACGAAAAGAAAGTAGAATGGCTGAAAGAACGATATCCCGAAGGAACTCGCATCTGCCTTGACAGAATGAATGATGACCCGTTCCCTGTTGAGTCGGGGACTCTTGGCAGGGTCGATCACGTTGATGACATAGGCACTTTGCATTGTGTCTTTGACAATGGCAGAATGCTTGGCGTGCTCCCAGGCGTGGACGATTTTCACGTTATCAGAGAAGAATCGGAACAAACAGAGGGAGAAGAAATGAATATGTCAATGTAACAGTCAAGTTAAGGAAGCTTGGCCGTTTTTTATTGCGGAAAGGAACGTGGTAAATGATAAAATATTTCGATATCTTTGCAGGTATCGGCGGATTTCGCTCAGGGCTTGAAAAAGCAGGCGGATTCAAGTGCGTCGGTTATTGTGAAATAGACAAATATGCAAAGAAAGCATACGAAACGTTGTACGATACAAGAAACGAGGTGTATTACGATGACGCAAGAAAGATCGACCCAAACGAGCTGCCTAATCTCGACCTTATATGCGGAGGCTTCCCTTGCCAAAGCTTTTCAATCGCTGGAAAAAGGGGCGGATTTGACGACGCAAGAGGAACTCTGTTCTTTGAAATTGCCAGAATCGCTGCCGTTAAAAAACCTAAATATCTGCTGCTTGAGAACGTACCCGGATTGTTATCGCATGACTCAGGCAGGACGTTTGCGACCATCCTTGGTTCGCTGGACGAATTGGGGTACGATGTCGCATGGCAGGTGCTTAACAGCGCAAATTTTAGAGTCGCCCAATCCCGAAAAAGAGTGTTCATTATCGGATTTCTTAGAGAAAAATGCGCCGGAAAAGTATTGTCTTTCACGGACGCAAATCCAAAAACTCTTGTACAACGCATACCCGGACGAGAGGGCTGCAGAGTGTACTCAGCCGACGGACTGAGCATAACGCTTACGGGAACGGCAGGAGGCTTCGGAGGAAAGACAGGACTTTACGAGATCATAGGACTTCCGATCAAGGTCAAAACCAAGTCGGGCTATCAGTTAGCATTGCCCGGCGACAGTATTGATCTCGCCTACCCTAACATTAATTCAAGACGAGGACGTGTAGGTCACGATGTAGCACACACGCTGACAACAAGCTGTAATCAGGGATATTACGCTATGTGTATCGATATGAATCCCGAACCGAAAGTTACAGAGCTTGCGAGGTGCATAACGTCAAGGCAGGACAGCGGTATAGGTCACCATAAAGGAGAAAAGTCGGGGGTGATCGTGATTAGCGATCCGATTGCGGTGCTTACTCCCGAAAAGGAGAAAGTTCGTCAGCAAGGGCGAAGATTTAAACTCCCAAACGAACCGATGTTTACGATAACTGTCACCGATAAACACGGGGTGATCTACTGCGGATATATCCGCAGGCTCATGCCTTTGGAATGCTGGCGTTTGCAGGGGTTTACAGACGAGCAGTTCAACAAGGTGGCGGCAACCGGAATGTCCGACGCACAGCTTTACAAGCAGGCAGGAAATGCCGTTACTACGAATGTTATTGAGGCTCTTGCAAGGTTTATTTTAGAAATTGACAAGGAGAATGCAAATGAATAATATGATAAAGATATTTGAAAATGAGGAATTTGGTTCGCTCAGAATTTTAAAGGAAGATAACGGCAGAATCATGTTCTGCGGCAAGGATGTGGCTTCTGCATTGGGCTACAGCAACACAAAGGACGCAATAAGGCGGCATTGCAGGTGGGGCGTGAAACACGACCTACCTCATCCGCAGTCCCCAAGCAAGACCATTAAGATGATTTTTATTCCTGAGGGCGATGTTTACAGACTTGTCGCACACAGCAAACTGCCAAGAGCTGCGGAATTTGAGTCGTGGATATTTGATAAGATCCTGCCTCAAATCAATCAAACAGGCGGCTACGTAGCTAACGAAGATATGTTTATCGATAACTATCTCCCATTCCTCGACGAGCCGTATCAGAATCTTTTCCGTCTGCAGATGATGGCGATAAATCAGCTCAACGAGCGTATCCGCCACGACGAACCGTTGGTGGAGTTTGCGAAACAGGTTTCTGATACAACCAATCTCATTGACATGAACGCTATGGCGAAGCTTGCGAGAGCCGAAAATATCCCTGTCGGCAGAAACAGGCTCTATAGTTGGCTGAAAGGAAAAGGCGTGCTTATGGCAAACAATCTCCCCTATCAGACTTTTATCGACTGCGGATATTTTGCTGTTAAGGAGTCGGTTTTTGAAACTCCGACTATGACAAAGACCTATCAGCAGACGTTTGTTACGGGAAAAGGTCAGCTTTTTATCATAGGTCTGCTGAGAAAATATTACGGAAAGGAGATGTCGTGATGTCCAAAAAGCCAAAATGTCCGCTGATAGGGCAGGACGGAAATATCTTTAATCTTATGGGCATAGCCTCAAAAACGCTGAAAAGGAACGGAATGTATGATGAGGCAAAGGAAATGTGCAGCAGAATAACATCTTCGGGCAGTTACTATGAGGCCTTGAATGTTATCGGCGAGTATGTTGAGATCACGTCGACCGATGATGAACAGACAGAAGATGAGGATATGGAAATGGAGATGATGTAA